TTATAATAATTGTCCATTTAAATAATTATGAGGCGGTTTTTTTATTTCGGTTTTATATCTTAATTCCTTTGTGGCTTCCTCTTCAGATCCATATAGTCTATTAATAGGCACTCTGATTCCACCGCCTTCTTCAAATCGTACAGTAGCAAGATTACCAGTAACATGAGCGACAGTTACCTTTCTAACCTTCAAATTACTCTCAATAATATAAGCTTCAATTCCCTCTTTCATAATATACCTCCACAAATATCAACTGAAATAATTATACCATATTAAAATCGTAAAAAATAGGGAACACTTCTGATTAATATAACCAGGAATGTTCCCTAAAAAATTTTTTGTTTATGTCTATACGCCTATATAAAATCGCTTATATATGGCTCAAATTGACTTAAATATAAAATACACCGTCAATTTATCATATAATTATATAAAAGCCTTAATTTGGTCAAATACAAGCGATTTACCCCTTGTATATAGCTGTATTAAGAAATCGGTATTTCATGTGAAGTTTTTTGTAAAAAATAGGAGAATGCAATTAAAGATTCTCCTATTGAAAAGAAATATAAATATTACAATTAAACAGTAATAATATTAAATACGATGGTGTAATTACTAAAGCAGTCTCTGAAACTTAACTAAATATAAGCGAACCTGTAATATAATCACCCTTTTGGAATTCGCTTGTTGCCCATGCGCCTTTCTCTCCATCTTTTGTATAATATCGAGCAAAAGCATAATGTTGACTTGCAGAGCTATATAATAATGTTGTTCCATAGCCTATCAACTTTGCTCGAACTACACCTGTGGAATCGTATGGAGTATAATTGCTTTCCAATATTTTATTAAAGCTAGTAATACCCATATTTTCAAGAACTGTTGTCACATCATAATAGCCAGAAAAATTATTTAATGTAGAATCTAGTGTTTCAATTCGAGACGCAAAGTGTAATATTCCTATTTTAGTAGATTTATTATAATAACAATAATTATAGCCATAACCTTCAAGAGTACCATCTACACTTGCAATATTTTTGCAAAAACAGTTTTTTATTTCTATGTCTGTATTATTAGATTTCCAATTAGTCCAAAGTGTGTTATCAGTATAAGTAGAACGAATGTAAATTGCAGTGTCATTTCCGGGAAGAAGTATCTGTGTACATCTTTTTGTGTTAACCGCAATCACTATAAGATAACTATTTGTTACTTTGGTATTTGGAACATTGCCCCATGTTTCTGCGTTTAGAAGATAATATATTCCAGATGTAGTTATGGTATTTAAGTCTGTGTTTGGTTCTAAATTTTTTGCTTTTTTTACCAAAGTGGAAAATTCTATATTGTTGTTTAGTTGTTGAACTGGTGTTGATGCTGCGACAGCTTGATCTAGTGTGATTTGCTTTAAATCATCACCTGAATTAACGAATAATTTATCACTACCAGACATAGTGCTTATCTGAGTAGCATCTGTTATTTTTTTATTTGCCATATTTTTTTTATTTCCTTTCTTTAAAAAAATAAAAGAGCTGATTTCTCAGCCCTTAATTAACCGACTAATATATAACCGTTTCTATCAACAAGAATATTATTGCTTGCATCAATAAGTTTTGAACCAATTATATAATCATCAAATATCAATGTATCAGAATTTCTTAATATATTATTACCATTCGCAGACATAGTAACTTGTGTAATTGCAGAGGTGTTCTCATCGACTGAATTTTTAATTGTATTAAGACTGTTACTTATCGTAGTGTCTGTTTCCACCATTTTACCCAATTTGGTATCAAGCGTTTGTTTATCTTCATCAAAATAAATGAGAGAAGATTTAATGGTTTTATTACCCTCATTAATACTTGTTACAACAGAATCTATATTAAGCTTATCACCTGAGATACCATTATAAGTTGTATCTTTCTTCTTAACCATTTTGTCCACAATTAAACCATCTGCAATAGCATTAGCAGTAATACCTGAACCATTCATAATAGCAGTTCCATTACTATCATTAATAATAATAGAATGTCCACCAGATTTGTCTGTGCCTATCTGAACATATACATTACCGTTTTTGTCTTTAAATTGCATTGTAGAACCGTTCATAAGAACATAACCACAATCATCAGAACCTATTGTAAAATTACTTGTAAATAAATCATTAAGAGTAGCATGACCAGCAATAAGAGTTTTAACAAACTCGGTATTAACTGTAGAATTAATAGAATTAGATGTATAAGAATTAAGAGAAGTAATAAAAGCAGAATTTGCATACAACTCATTAATTTTTACAATGTCTATCTCTGCAAACTTAGCAGAAAAATTATCTGTACTGATATATTTTGAATTAATTGTATCTACCTTAATCGCAACAGTATCAAGACCTGTAACAATTTGTGTTTTTTCACCCTTATCATCTTCAGTCGTATACTCAACAAGCACATCTTTAAGTGTAAGTTTATTTCCTCCTGCTGAATAAATAATCTTATCACCAGCTAAAGAAAATGAACCTGAGTCAAGATCAATATGAGTCCCTGTCTTATTTGTAGAAGAATAATTAGCTGAATATATGTGTCCTGCAATTATTATTCCAGATATCATACTCTTAGCAATTATTCCATAAGATGAAAACTCTTGTCCGTCTAATGTATATTTTATCTCACCAATCGCTGTAGAAGCTGTAAGCCAGTTATCTTCGGTGAATACAATCATATTATGAATAATCTTAAGTTGTTTAGGTTCATACGCAGACTCTATATCATTTAATGCTCTAGCAGATATACCATTTTTATTAATAATAATATCTTCTGTATCAGCATTTTTTATTGCGGTTATAGCCGTATTAAAACCATTAGTAAGAAGAGAAGCAATAGAATTCTGTGCTTGTTCACCTTTCTTTGCTTGAGTACTTACATAACTATAATTAGTAGCCATCTGTTGAGCTTTACTGATGATACTTTTTGTATCATTTTGACCATTTAAAGTTTGTGTAACATCAGAAAATTCAACATTAATATTTTCTATACCACTATTATTTACTTCATAAGATACAAGTCTTAATCTATATATATTATTATCGACTTTGACTCTTATCCAATTACCTAATTGGAACTTATCAATAATTTCAGAAAATTCTTTCATCTGTAACAAATTATACAAAGTCGAAGATATACTGTGTTGTCTTTCACTTGACTTGAATAATTCTAATTTAGCCGTATTCAACAATTCCTCGGCTTTATTTAACAGTTCTTCATTGGTCAATCCATCGGATATATAATTATCATTAGTATAAGTATCTTCTCTAATATATGATATAAATTCATTATATAATTCCTTACCAAGATACTTTTCAAAATTAAGTTTATCTTGAATTATGTTTCGCTGATTAACATATGAATCATACTTACCATTCCATTCGGTTATTGTTGCATTACGAGTATCAATTTCGTCCTGACATGCCTGAAGCATGTTATAATACTTTAAATAGAACTTCTCATATAAATCTGCACCTTGTTTTGCTTGATCAGCTTCAATAAGTATGTTCATACATCCTTCAATAGCAGAATAAAATGATGTAAGTCTATTCAAACAGTAATAAGTTAATGCATTCTTAAATTGTGATAAGTCTTCAATAGATAATATATTGAATAGATTACCTTCACCATCTTTATCATTACTTACGATGTTTTTCTTAATTTTTTGATCAAGATATTCTTCATATAAGTCGTATACCTTAATTTCCATATAATTAGTGTATACAATATCTTTTTCGTTGCTATAATTGGTAACTTTAAATCGACCATACCAAGTACCATAATGATTATGCTGTTCATCTATACCAACATAGGTAAATGTATTTGTGTTATCTGTATCAACTTCAACCTTGACATATCCTGATTTAACAAACACCCTTGCTAACATCTTCAGTGCCGTGTTCACTGTGGCAACAGAAGTAGAAGTAGTTACTTTTTGTAATCCTAGTGGACTTAATTTAGCAGAGGTAAGTTTTGCTGCTTCGGTAGATGCCGTAACTTCTTCATGCTCAACTGTCGGCATCATAGATGAAGTATAATACAATATTTTATCCATAGCATTATAGATATCAATATTGATTGATTTATAAGTACTTTTATAAAAGTCACATAATTCATCATAATCAGATAATTTCTCTACAAGTTCAGAAGACATATCATCTTTTTGTTCGTCCGTTATTCTATATATAATATCTGAACCATTAGGATTGACATTATGAATAGCAGCGTTGATATCATCGTCTCCACCCACAACTTTAAAACAGTTCTTTACAGAATTAATATCTGTTGTAAATTCAATAGAATCTGTTAAGTTGTCCTTGTCAATATAAATAAAAGTATCTTCGCCAAAATATGAAAGATTAGTATTTCCACATTCGGGGCAAGTATCATTAAATTCTCCACGGTATCCGCATTCAGGATTTAAACAATTTGTATATAAATCATATACATTAATTGTTCTTGAGGTAGAATCGAATTGAAATAAACATCCAAATTGCTCAGAGCAATCACCAATTAAGAAATCATATATACTTGTTCCATCAATAGAAAAACTTCTTTGTAGTTCGACAAGAGTATCATCAACATGTCCAATTTTATAATTTGGAGCAAACGACAATATTCTATCTAACAAAGAAGCTTTTTTATCAGTAAGGCTATAAAATTTTGTAATTGTATAATCATCTCTAGTAATATCATTCTCTGTATTGATTTCCGTATTATGAATATATTTCTGACTCAATTCTGCTTCGCATAAAGAAGTAGCAGATATTACCTTTGTTATATCATCAGATGTATCATTAATAGTAACAGATATTTGATAATATTGATTTAGTTCTTTAACATAAGCCAATTTTAGATCGGTTATCTTATCCCATAAAGGTTCAATTATATTGTCAAGATTCTTATGTACAGTAAAAGACAATTCATTTGCTGCATTAAGAGAATTCTTGTAAGATATACTATCAGAATCTATATTAACTATTTGTCCAAGTAGCTTTAAATTCCTTGAAGCTAAGATTATTGTTAAATCTTTAGAATATGGTGGTATATCAGAAGAACCGTTGTATATTTCGGTCAAAATAGAATCAAAAGAAAAATATGCTGTATATATATTATCTTCATTGTCCGTAATCAAATTTCCTGAAAAATTTGTAAGACTATTCTCATCCATAACAAAGACTTTATATACCACATTACCACATTCATCTGATATAATTGTTATTGTTTGTCCAGATGCGTCCCATTTAACCTCTCGACCTTCATGATATTTTTTCCATACATAATGATAAGTAGAAGTATCATTTATAATATTATCATTATCATCATATAATTGAACTGCTAAAGTAGCAGTCTGTCCAAATAACAATGTATTACCGCAAGATGATAGAATTTTAATTTGCATTAATATACACCTACCTTTCTTGGCAGTTCGTAACTAATTGTTACTGTACATGGGGCTGAAACCGAGAAATTATTAGTAGCGATTTCATAAGATGTGTATATTTTTGGAAATTCATAATTAAAATCATTAGGAAGAGATGTATGAGAGAGTGAAGAAGTGATGATTTTATTTTCACCATTGATAGATATTGTTTCGTTTTCTGAACAATTTTTGATCGAAGTGACGGAATTATCAATCATATTCATTAAAGATAAATCACTAGCTTGTTTTAAAGTTATATTTATATTAGGATAAATTGGTTTAAAATCATCAGAAATACTATTTAAAGAAAATGTTAATTTGTTGTTCGTCAAATCAAAAGATTGAGTTACATATTTATAAGCAAAAGGAGAATTAGCTGTAAATGTCAATTCAGCACCTACAATTCGACCTCCATATATTAATGCTTGTACATTGAAATATCCATAAAAATATAACTCTTCATTTTCATATTCATATTTAGGGGTAAGTTTTAAATATTTTCCTCTATTAAGCCATCGTTCTAATAATCGAAATTCTTCATGAGTAATATATATATTATCAGAAGGACATTTCTTACATATTTGGATTGGCTCAGATGTCGTATATACATCTTCATATTTTGTTGAAAGTAATTTATTTTTTGAAGAAGAATTAAGTCTTATGGTTGTAAATGTAGCATTACTTCCGAATGAAATAGATGATAAATCAGGTGAATCGAAACTACATGGCATATAACCAAAGTTCGATAATTTTTGATCAGCATATGTAAAATCAATTAAAGACATTTTTAAAATTCCTCCTTTCTTTTTTATTATTTTTTTATTCGAATTTGATAGGTGAGTAAGTGAACTAAGCAACAATATTGGTATTCAAATATATGAAGATGTTTTTAGTACTATCGAAAAAATTCTGCGATTATTAAATTTAGTGGAATGGTACAAAGTAGAATAGTGGTGGCAGTTTTATTTACCAACAATTTGATAAAAATTTAAAATTTCTATTATCATAAATTATTGACTTTGGCAATTTTTACTTCACTAGAATCAGTTGAAAATGTAATGACTGGTACATTGTTTGTAAGCCATGTCTTAATGAAAAAGCATGTTCCTGCGGCGTTAATTAAATCGGTTTTAGTATAATTATTATTACCAAATATAATCATGTAAATATCACCGAATTTATTATCCCAGTCTGATACTAATGTTGCGAAATTTGTTTTTGAAAAATCAACATAATGACTTAAAAACATTATTCTCAACATGCCATTACTATTCAAATTATTGATTAATATAATTTATATCTTGGTTTTTCTTCATTAAAAAACCAATATCTTAAATAATCGTCTAATATAATTCCCACTAATGATAATACACACCAAATTAATGTAAATGGTAAACATATTTGACCTAATATATTAAAAGGCATATGAGAATAATCCCATATGCCCAAATGTAACCAAAGATTCAATATTACACCTGTGATAAATTCATAGAATGTTATTAAACATCCTCCAATTAGACATTGAATCCATATTGGTGTGTCCCAACTCAATATTTCATTAATAAGTCCAATAGATATAAATGATATTCCACCTAAAACACCCATAGTCCAATGAGAAAATCCTCTATATATTACCTCAATAAAAATATAAAGACTTGCACCAACTAAAAACAAAAATAGATGCTTACTGAGTAATCTTAAACGTTTTTGCATTTAACACCTCTATAATTTTCTGCGAATGTTCCATAATATTATTAAGATTCTTGAGATATTCACCCGTAAGTTCCTGACCATATGCAATATTATTGACACTATCAATATCTTTAAGTGTATTAACATAAGCCTTAAGCTGATTAAGATATGTTGTATTTTGAGTTACATTCATTTCCTCTGTAATATAAATAGCATAAATATCAGCAGGAGAGTATAGGTGACAAAGTTCTCCATCCGCATGATAAGGTACATCCATACCTGTTGTTTTAGCCATCTGTACGAGGTTTGAAATATTATTCTGATCAGAATAATTGTATGCATAATGTTTTCCATTATAATAAACGCCGTTAAGAATTATATTTTGACAAGTTTCTGTTAATTCAGATATTTTAACATTTTTAGCTTGAATTAATTTATCAATTTCTTTCTGCTTTAAAATCATTTCCTTTTCTTCTTTAGATACATTTTCTATTTTATCGGATATGATTTTAAAATTATAACAACCATTGTCATCTACATAAACATTAGTATCATTATAATATTCATATTTCTTACCTGAGCCTGAAATACATAATACTCTGTTGTCATTTTTTTTTTCAGTTATTTCTGTTCCTGTGACATAGTTATCCTTATTTGTTATATAATAAATATAGTAAATAATATTTTGATTTGTGTAATCTATATAATTTTCGCCTATATCATATATATATTTATATTCAGAACATTTTTGGGTAGGAACATTATCACCTTCATAATATATAGAAAAACCAGTTTGATTTTTTAAAGTAGATATATCTCCGTATATTCTAAAAATATATGGATTGATAATTTTATAACTATCTATTTTAATTAAAATTCTATTATTGTTATTGTATTTTATATACATAAGTTCTCCTTTCTATTTTTTACTCCCATCTCTGCTCGGCTGTTATCCACGAAGCTACATTTACATTATCTACATAAATCCTCAATACACTTCCATCCCAATCAATAGAAATAGGATTATTCATATATGTAACTGGATTTCCATATTTTTTTCTGCTATTATGCCATATTTGTAAATTGGAATTATCATTAACATATACTGTATTATTAAACCAACTAGGAGTATCAAATGAGTTATTTCTTCCTAAATATACACAATTAGGAATATTAATATATCCTTTATAATCAATAGTTCCATCGTCAGTTGTTTGTCTATTAGTTCCCATTTGAATAACTGCTTCGTTATTATCTTTACCACTACATAATTCTATATAACCACCGTTTTCTTTGCTTCTACCTACTTGTAATATATTATTTCCTAATGAATTACATAACCACATTCCATGCCCTTGAATAGTTAGTTTAGAATTATTATCGGTCAAATTTTTTATGACGATTTGACCTCCTGAAATAATATTTTGCATTAAATATATTATTCCGTCATTACCTTTGGCTGTACCAGAAGTTTGAATTTTTCCATTTGTTATATTCACATTTGTTGCAGTAATAACACCTGTTGAATCCCATTTTAAATATTTACTGTCAAAACTGCCATCGGCAAGATTTAGAAATGAACCTGAAGTATTTTCAATATAATTTCTTGATTTGATAGAATCAGTAGATAATTGTGAAGCAGTAATACTATTAGTTGCAATTTTTCCACCGTTAATCGCAGTTTGATCTTCATTAAGAAAACTTGTAAAAATAGCATTACCTTTAAGATTAATATTTTTTGAAATTAATGTATATGTAGTATCAGTAAGAACCATATCGGATTCAGAAGATCCTGACTTAACTAACCATGAGACTTTATCAGCATTCTGTTTAACTTCTGTAATCTTAGTATTCAAAACACCTGTAGCAGTATTAATATCATTCTGCCATACTTTACTTGATATACTATTAGATAATTGAGTTACAATTGTTCCTATTTCAATCAAATCATATTTAACATCAAGTGGGGAAGGAGTCCATGCAGAAGATATAGTCCCTGCTTCCATTTTCCAATTATATAAATAAAATTCACCAGGGTAAAAATATAATTCCAAAATATTACTTGTTGGAATTATAATCATTTTAATTTCTTGCCAAGAAGTAGTAACATTTGCAGTCATATCTTGACATCTGATTGTTCCTGATCTATTTGACTTAATATATCCATGTATATTATATTGTTTACCTATTTCAGCAGTAGTGGTGAGTTGTAAGTATGTATCATATAAAGCATTAGAGAAATAGCCACAATCAACGGTACTACCTTTTGCACCCGTTACTTGAACTTTTTGTATCTTCATTGTTCACCATCCTTTCTGAATATTATTTTTAACCAATAATTTTAATCATTTTTGTGTATTCTTTGAGAATATCATCATATTCTCTTTCACATTTCTTTATATATAAAGGCTTTATTTTATCAAATTCAGCCAAATTTTCATCCATTTTCTTATTTTTAGCCAATAGCTCATTACAAAGCTTTTCTTCTGTCTCTTTTGCAATTTTATATGATTTTATTAAATTTTTAAGCTCGGAAACCGCATGATTACTGGGTTCAGAACCACATGAAAGAGTGATTTCAAGTTGTGTTCTTTTTTTTCTTTCTTCCTCTAGTTCCTTCTCAAGTAAGGCACAGTGATTTTTATAATATTCAAGTTCTTTACTTGTAAAGTTTTTATTTTTAATCAATTTATTTGACATTATATTCCTCCAATTAAAATAGACGCACTGGCTATGACACCAATGCGTCCATAATATTATTTCATGTATCTACGAGTGGATAATGAATTTCGACCTAAGAGCTGATTAGAATTAATCTCTCCAAGGATTTTCTGTATCTTTGAGTTTCCTGCCAGTTCGTTAGTAAGCTGTCGTGTAAAGTCTTCTGGATTGTCTGTGATAACCTTATCAACATTAACATTAATGCCACCAATATCAACTGATTTGTTTGTTGAAACTGGGGTAATATCAGGCAACTTAGCACCTAAGTTATCCATATACATGTTTGGTGTAGTGATACCCTTAGAAAGATCCCAAAGTTTTTCAACTTGGTCTTTGTTAAATACTGTATCACCTGAATCAAACTGACGAAGTACTCCATATTTAGTAACAAGTACCTCTGAACCTGGATTATCTTCACCGTAAATATGAACTCCACTTGTTGCTGATCTAGTTCCTTTACGATATCCGTGAGATTTCATCCAGTCTAACATTGCAACATTATCATCATAACTACCCGTGTAGTCATTACCGAGTCCCATTTGTTCAAAATACATAGCTCTAGCACCAAAGGAAGAATCATAGTCAAGACTTTTCAACCTGTCTACTATACTAGTATTTACATTCAATTGATCTTTTGGGAAATAGTCAGGAGAGTATATCCAATCAACGCCATCTCCACCACTAGAAGAATCACTATCTCCGCCGCCAATATCATCCCAATCATAATCAGGTTCACTATAATCACCTGATGAAGATGAGTTAGATTCAGCAGCTTCCTGTTGTCTTCTCTGTTCTTCTAATTCGGCTTGTCTTTGTGCAGCTTCTTCGTTAGCAAGGCGAAGCATTTCTTGAACTTTATCTTCAATACCACTAACAACATTATTAAGTGTTGTCATTGTATTATCAAATTTTGTTCCAAAATTATTAAATACAGAAGTAATATTATTATTAATATTATTTGTATTTGTCTCCCAAATACTCTTCATACCATCGCTAAGATTTATACCAAATTCATTAGCAGTATTAGTGATAGTATCTTTAATTTCTCCGCTATGAGTATTACTATCATCAATAATCTGTTGAATAAGACCATTAAGGTCATCTAAACGAGCATTTACCCATTCTTCAGCTTGACTTGCTAAGTCGTCTAGCATCTTAGTTTGGTCTTCAATGTACTGTTCATACTCTGTTTCTTCCAACTGGTCTTGTGCATCTTTAAGTTCTGAACTTATGGATTGTTTTTTAGACTGACCACTTTCAGAATTATCCCCTTGTAAAGCTAATAATCGTTTCTGTAACTGAGCAACTGTATTAGCTTGTTCAGCAACTGTCTTTTGGTAATCATGTAATGACTTCTCAGCGGATAAACTCTCTTTTTGTTTGTCAATAACTTTTTGTAAAGCATTCAATAAATCATTATATCCATCGTTGACCAGATCCTTAATAGCATCTTTTTCAGAAATACTTGATTTGATAGCTTCTTGCTGCTTATCAATAAGGTCTTGTTTTCTATCTAACAATTCCTTATCATAAGGATTATTGGCAAGTTCCTCATCAATTTTAAGAATTTCATCTTTATATTTTTGAGCCTGATTTAGATATAACTGATACTTCTGAACAAGTAACGCCTGTGCAGCCTTACCTTCAGCAGTAGTATTACCATTGTCGTCAGTAATTCCTTTATCTTTTAATAATTCTACAAGAAATTCAGTTTCACTAATAAGATTCTCTACATCATCTCTTGTTCTATCAAATGCATCCCACTTAATCTGTCTGATAGCGTTATCATACTCAATAAGAGCCTTCTCAGCATCAAGAATAGAAGATGTAACAGAGTCAATAGAAGATTGCATATCATACCAATCCTCACTATATTTTTCGATTTTACCAGAACTAACAGCGGAATTTAAGGCATTCATTAAAGCATTTCTTTCCTGTTTAAGCCTGTCAAGATTATCCTGTTCGACTTTTTTTAAGCTTTCATTGATAGAAGTAGAAGAGAACCAACCCTTAGTAGTAATAATATCCATTTCCTTCTGAAGTTGGTCTGAATAATCTTTGAAATATGAGATCTTCTTTTCGAATTCAGAAGCTACATTATCGAACCTACTCTTAGCAAGCCCTTTTAACTCAATATTAAGTTCCTGAACAGCAGTTTTAGCGTCCTGCGCTTTATCATAGAAATCCTGACAATCAGAAATTGCATCCTTCAAGTCATCATCATAAATAACATCAATGCTTATAGAACCATCTGCAATCTGATTCTTATAATAGTCATCAAGACCATAAGAATTAAATGCATTCATGTAATACTCATAAGCATCTGACTGTGCATTTATCTCATCTACAAGTGTACTCATAGAATCTGATAATGCGTTATTACGATTGAGCCATGTAGTTGTTGTATCTGATACAACATTCTTTAGATGTGAATATGCTGTAGAAATCTTATTGATTAAGCGTTCAATCCAGTTGAGTTTTTCGGCTGTTTGAGAAGATGATGAATCGTTGGAAGATGATGAATTGTCACCTGAAAAACCTTGCCATGACAAATCAATACCATTAAAAGCAGACTCAAATGATATATTCTGTAAAGCATTGTAATCATCAACCATTTTCTGCATTTCAGCAATGGCATTTGTCTCTTCATCTGCACCATTATCATACAAATATAAACCTAAATCCATATCATCATCCATAGAAGTAGCTTTTGAAGTTAATGACATTAACCCTGTTGCTGTATCTATTGTAGTCTGATAGAATTTACCCCACATACCAGAAAGATATTTAATAAGCTGATCATCAATCTTCTGTTTAGCCTGTGCGAGATTTTTATAGTTACTGAAATCTTCGCCATACGCTTCAGATAAGCCTGCAAAGAAATCATTATTTGTGTTTACAAGGTTAGAATAGAATGTACCATCATACTTAGACTTCTCAACAAGTGAGTAAATATAAGCATTTTTATCATCCTCATACACACCCTGTAACTGGTCAAACAACTCTTCCTGTGAGATAATACCAAGCATATACTGACCTAAAGCGTCTTTTGCTTCTGGATACTGCTTGATAATTTTCTGCATTGAATCAACACCGATACGACCTGTTTCAGACATTTCTTTCTGAATAGAAGATAACAAATCCGCTTCTGACTGAAGGTCTGCTAAGGTTGCTGTCTTAGTCTTATCATCTGATTCTTCAAGAAGGGAAGTAGGATCAAATGTTTTAACAGATAAATCTACCGAACTTTTGTTAGCTTCCTCTTGAGCAGCTTTAATAGTTTCTTTAAGACTTTCGACTGTAGTGTTTTTATCAAAAGTCACATTGGATTTAACCAATAACGAAAAATCTTCATCTGATAAAGAATTCAAATAATCCATGATTTGATTTTTGGAATTATTATCTTCCAATCTTAAAGCGGCAACTAATTTTTTGGCTGAATTTGTTAAATCATCAAAAGATGTTTCTCCTATTTTATATCTGAATATTTCAAATTCTAAATTCATATCAGATATTGTATTCTTTAACTTTTTACCATTATCAGTTACTCCATATAAACTATCTGAACTATCATTTATATCTACAAGAATATTAGCCATTTCCTCTTTGGTTGCTGACAAACTATTTTTTACTCTATCAATAACTGTACCAGACCAATCTGGATGATTATCATTAATCCAATCGAGATACTTCTGTTGTTCTTCGTATTGTATTTTAAGAGCTTGATAATAATCAATAACACTATCATATGTTACAAGACCTAAATTTGTCTGCTTTATATCACCATTTTCATCTGTTTTATAAGAATACATATCATTTTTTGATGTATACTTACTGTCTGTCAATTTTTTTACAGCAGAATCTTCTGTGTCTTTTTTTGCATAACGTTCTTTTTCTTTGTAAATTTCTAAAGTTCGTTCAAGTTCTTCTTTTTCTTTTTTTAAACGGTCTAAATCCTCTTGGTCAGTAAGAGATAAAGTACCTTTGTCCTGAATTTCTTTTATAGATTCATTAATTGAATCTAATTTACTTTTTGCATTTTCTACATCAGAAGAAGCATCATTTAATTTATTACGACAATCATCTAATTTCTCACTTGCTTCATTATAAGTAGTGATTATCATATCTGATATTTTTATAAAAGCGGCAATACCTGCACTTATACCTGCGGTTATAGCCAAAATAGGATGTGTAGCAACAAAACCACCTATTGTAGTCCATAGTCCCTTAAAAGCTTTTTTCAGACTGATAGTTACCGTTGTCATTCCACTTTCAGCTACTGTTAATGAGTTTGTAGCTGTTATATTTGCTAATTCAGCAGTTGTAGTTTCTAGAATCTCACCTTTTAGTCCCTTTGATGAAAGAATTTGATTAATTTGTTTTTCATTAAGGGTAGTTTCGACAATAGCCCTTTTTGTGGCTTCGGTTGTATAATCTTTAGTTGCTTTTTTAAGTTCTTGTATAATTAGATACTGGTTTTTTCCTTCAGAAATATCGCTATTATATTTTGAAAGTACTTCTTTAATAGCACTTGCTTCATTTAATGACTCTCCAATAGTCTTCAATTGCATAATTGACTTTCAAAATGAAACGAACTATAATAAGAAAAAAATATAAAGGTATGCTATATGACTGAAAAAGAAATAAAAGAATTAAATATACACGAAGTTTATTATATTTTATTAAATGAAAAAAATTTATACACATCAAAAGAAATT